TTTAAAAACTTTCAGTTCTTGATTCCTGATCTAGGGACATATACTGGTGCTTTTATGATTGCAAGTATGGAGTTTGCAGGAGAGTTCAATGGTGAAGCAACTTATTCATTCACATTTGAATCTGCAGGTTACATAACATTTGCAGCAGTCTAATATGAAGCAAGTCAAGGTCAAACATAACAAAAGTCTTGTAGATGGAATGTTATATAAAGGTGAACTTGTTTTACCTGCTCATGTAAAAGTTGGCGAGACTGTGAATATTGATGGCAAAGAAACTAAGGTGTTATCTACAAATGTAGATTACAGAGATAATATACAAACTATACAAGTTGCAAACGCAACTTTAGATAAAGGAGAAAAGTCAGATGGCGAATCCACTGAAGGGTGAAATACCTCTAACACTTGGTAAAGAAACTTATAAATGCAGACTAACTATAGATGCATTAGTGAGAATAGAAGACGAACTAGATAAAGGCATTTTAGAATTAGCTACTGCCATTGCTGAAGCTAAAGTGCGTGTTCGCACATTAATTGTTGTTTTAAGAAATGCACTACGAGGTGGTGGCAATGATTTTGACGACAAAAAGATAGGCTCTATTATTCAAGAAGTAGGAATAGTAGTAGCATCAACCGAAGTAGCTAAACTCTTAGCTGCTACATTAACCGACAACGACTCAGACGAGGAAGATAAAAAAAAAGAACAAGTAGCATGAACCCTGTAAGCATCAACTGGGCAGACTATGTAAAAATCTGCATAGGTATGATGAATATGAGACCTACTGACTTTTGGAACTTATCACCTCGTGAGATGTATCTAGCTTTAAAAGGATTTAAACAATTTCATGGTAATCAAGAAAAAGAAGAACCTATGACCAAAGATAGGCTAGATGAAATGATGGAGTTATACCCTGATGGCTAACACTATTGATAAGTTAATAATTCAAATAGAAGCTGATACTAAACAGCTTAAAAAAGAATTAAAACAAATAGAAGGTAAGATTAGGACTACAGGTGCTGCTGGTGGTGCAGCTTTTGGTGCTATGGGTGGTGCTTCAGGTGCTTTAGCTGGTAGCTTAAAGAAATTAGCTGGACCAGCAGCAATTGGTGCAGTTGCTTTAGGTTTTGTAAAGTTAGGAAAATTCTCTGCATCAGCAGGTATGGAGTTTGAAGATTTAAAAGATTCTTTAGATACTGTATTTGGTTCTGTTGAAGCAGGTGACAAACAATTTGACAGAATATTAAGATTTGCACAAACCACACCATTTCAAATTGATACTGTAACCAAAGCATTTATATCACTTGGCTCAGTTGGTATAGAACCTACATCAAGAATGATGCAAGTGTTTGCTGATACAGCATCAGTTGCAGTAGATCAAAGAGGTGCTTTTGAAGCACTTATAAGAGTTGTACAAAGGGCAGAAGCAGGTGCTTTAGGATTACAAGAATTAAATATGTTAGCTGATAGAGGTATTGATGTATTTAAAGGATTGAAAGATGAACTAGGATTATCAAGATTAGAACTTACAGATTTTGGTCAAACAGCAGGTGGTGCAAAAATTATTGTTGAATCACTTACAAATGTTTTAGAAAAACAATTTGGTGGTGCAATGGTGAATAAAATGGATAATTTATCCACTGCTATTTCTAATATGCAAATTGCATTTAAATCATTGGGTAATGAAATATTTGAAAGTGGTGTAGGAGACTTTTTCAGATTTTTTGTTGATCAAGCTGCAAGTGCTGCAAATGCTGTCGCAGTTTCATTGGCTGCCATTAGAGGTGAAGGATTAGGAATATCATTAGCTGCACCTACTCTCACAGGTGATATGACATTTGAAGAAATGCAGAATGAAAGAGCAGCTACTGCAAGAAAAAATATTCAAGCTATCACAACAGAATTAGCAAAATTTGGAATAACAAGTGATGGAGTAAATGATATACAAGAAAAGTTAATTTTAGCTTTAGGTGAAGCTGGTGGTGCAGGAATGACTATTGTTGGTAAATTTAAAATAGCTATCGGTGTTTTAAAACAGTTTGGTATTACAGAAGAAGAATCAGCAGCAATTGTTGCTTCACTTAATGATGAACTCATAAATCAAAAGACAAACTTAGAAAACGCAACAAAATCAAGAAAAGAATTAACGACGGAAGAAAAAGCAGCAATGCTTATAGCAGGTAAAAATGTTCGTGCTTTTGGTTTATTAGAAAAATCAATTTTAGAAGCTAAAGGTGATACTGAATTATTTACCCATGCTCAAACACAGCTAAATGAAATATTTGAAGCAAATAGCAGTTTTTTGAAAGATAACTTTATAATGAATGCAGAAGAATTAGGTAAAGCATTTGAAAAGTTAGAAGCAGAATCAAATAAACTTTCCACAGTTTTAGATGATGAATTAAGATTAATCGTCGTACAAACATCACACGCCTTTGCAACTGACTTCGTTAATGCATTAATGAACAGTGAAAGTGCTTTAGAAAGTTTTAAAAACTTTGCTCAAAATATGGTTGCACAAATACTTTCAACATTTTTACAATTAAAAGTCATAAATCCAATATTAAATAATATTTTTGGTGCTGGTACATTTTCTACTGGTGGTGGTGGATCAGGTGGTGGTTCATCAGGTGGTGGTATAGGATTAACTAGGGCAGGTGGTGGCACTGTTCAAAGAGGTATGCCAACACTTGTTGGTGAAAGAGGTGCAGAGATATTTGTACCACATAGTGCTGGAACTATTATGAATAATATGAATAGTAAAAATGCTGTGGGTGGTGGTACTACTGTTATAAATCAATCAATTAATTTTGCTACTGGTGTTGTACCTACTGTCAGAGCAGAAGTTATGAAAATGATGCCACAGATAGCTGATGTTACAAAAGGTGCAGTAGCAGAATCGGCAATGCGTGGTGGTAATTTTAGGAGAGCATTACAAGGTGGCTAAACTAATCACAATGCCCACAACACCAAACTTTATAAGAAGCAACTTTTCGCTTATAAGAACAGTAGGAACGACTGTATCGCCTTTTACAGGTAAAACAAAAACACAAGAGTTTGATGGTGTAAGTTGGAACGCAGAAGTATCACTACCACCTATGCGTAGAGATGTGGCTTTGAATTGGCAATCTTTTCTTTTAGAACTTAACGGACCAGTAAACACATTTAAGTTTACTGATCCTGATGCACTATCTAACTTAGGTACATATTCCACAGCTTTTCTGACTAGTGAATTAAGAACTAATAACACAAGTGTAACCCTTTCATTTAATAGTAATGGAACACTCACAGCAGGTGCTTCTACATTTAGTAGTACAAAGGTTGGAGACTTTATTGTTATAACAGGTGCAACAAACGAAGAAAACAATGGTACTTTCAAAGTAACAACAGTTACAAGCAACACAGTAATTGTCACTGATGGTAGCTTCACAACAGAAAGTTCTACTGCTAGTTGCAAAGTACGAACTAATGTAAAAGGTGCTACAGGTTTATGTTTGAGAGCATCAGCAAGTGGTGCTAGTGGAACTATTAAAAAAGGAGACTATCTTCAGATACAATCATCTGCAAGTAGTACAGGAACACCTGCACAGCTTGTGATGGTTACAGAAGATGCTACAGCTACAACAGATAGCGGTAATGATTTTTATGCAGTTAAAACAGAACCTAAATTAAGGTCTGATTTAGCTAGTGGTCATTATGTTGTATTTACAAACCCTAAAGGTAATTTTAGATTAACCTCTAATGAGGTAAGTTGGTCAGCAGATAGAATATCAAACTATGGTATAAGCTTTTCGTGTACTGAGGTAATTTAGATGGCTACAAGACAGGGATTAGATAGTTCTATTGTCAATCGTCTAGGTGCAGATGAACAAGCCATGTTCCTTGCAATAAAAGCAGAATTTGATTCAGGCACAGTAAGACTATGGACTGGTATTGATGATCTAACTATAAGCAGTGAATCTTATACTGGTGCTGGTGAGTTATTAAGTATTGGTAATATAGAGGAAAGTACTGATTTAAAATCAGCAGGTTTAATTGTAGGTATATCAGGTATGGACACTACAGTACTTAATCTTGCACTCACAGAAAACTATCAAAATAGATTTATCACTTTATTTCTTGGTTATCTTATGGGTGGAACTAACGAAGTAGCTGGAACACTTGTTTTATTTAAAGGCAGAATGACAACACTTTCTGTAACAGATACACCACAAGGATCTAACATTACAATAAATGCTGAGAATAGATTAATTGACTTAGATAGACCTTCTAATTTTAGATACACCAAAGAATCACAAAACTTTTTACATTCAGGTGACACAGGCTTCAACAGAGTAGCTTCTTTACAAGATAAAGAAATAGTATGGGGTAAACAATCAGGTACAGTAGGTGGTGGTGGTGGTAGTGGCGGTGCTGGTGGTGGAGAACGAGGTGGAAGAATACCACCAACAGAACACAAATGAAAAAAGTTATAGATTGGGAAATTAAATTTAATATGTTTATAGATACACATAAAAATAAACCTTTTTCTTGGGGTTCTTGGGATTGTTGTAAATTTTCAAATGCACTTATTAAAGAAATAACAGAAGAAGATTTAATACCCAAATCTTTAAAATGGAAAGATGAAAAAACCGCTATGATAGCAATAAAAAAATATGGTGGTGATTTATTAAACAGTATTAAAAAAGCTTGTATGACAAAAAAAGTAAATCAAATAAATCCAGCATTTATGAGTAAAGGTGATTTAGTTGTATATAAAGAAGAATCACAACTAGTGGGTGTATGTGATGGTATGTACATATTAACACCAACAGATGATTGTATAGGTGTAAAAACAAATGTAGATGTGCTTGGAGTGTGGCGTATAGATGGCTAAACAAATTAAAGCAGCAGTTATAGCTGCATTAGTAGTGTTTGTCGTAGCAGCAACAGGTGGTGCAGCTATAGGTTCATTAGGTACTTTTGCTATTGGTACTGCATCAACTATGGCATTAATGACATTTGGAACAACACTTCTAGGTGGTCTTATTGGAAAAATGACATCTAAAGGAATTGATGCTAGTGCTGGTAATTTTGGGACTAAGTTCGCAACAAGAGAAGCCATTGCAGCAAGACAATTAATATACGGACAAGCAAGAGTGGGTGGCACTATTGTTCACATGGAAACATCAGGAACTGATAACTTTTTACTGCACATGGTTATAGCAATAGCTGGTCACGAAATAGAAGAATTAACTAAGGTTAGACTAAATGATAACGATTTAACAACCACAACTAGCACAATAAACGGATCAACTGTACACACAGTTACAAATTCTGATTATACAAACACAGAAAACGATAATAATTTTGGTAGTGGTAGATTAATTAGATTTACAGTACAAGATGGAAGTCAAACTGCTGTAGATGGATTTATGAATGCACAGCTGTCCTCTATGGGTACTAATGATAAATTTTTAGGTGTGGCTTATGTGTATATGCAAATGGTGTTTGATGCTGAAGCTTTTGGTGGTGGAATTCCAGCTACATCATTTTTAGTGAAAGGTAAAAAATGTTTTGACCCTAGAACTAATAATACTGTGTTTACACAAAATCCAGTGTTACATATTAGAGATTACCTAACAAACACAGAGTATGGAATAAGAGCAACCTCTTCTGAAATTAATGACACTACAAATGCAGGTGGTTTTGCAAGTGCTGCTAATACTTGTGACCAAAATGTTACTTTAGCAGATGGTTCATCTACAGAAACAAGATATACAGCAAATGGATTTACAAATTTTAGTGCTGATGGTAATGGAGTCATAGAAAGTCTTTTAAGTGCGATGGCAGGAAAAATGTCTTATGTTAATGGTAAATTCAATGTGTTTGCAGGTGCAACACAAACACCCTCTTTAACAGTAACAGATGATGACTTATTAGATGCTGTGCAAGTACAAACAAATCCTAATGCTGGTAATTTATATAACTCTGTGAAACCTATATATGTAGACTCAACTCAAAACTATGTGGCAGCAGATGCACAAGTATATCAAGACACTACATTTTTAAATGCTGATACTCCAACTGGTGAATCAACAGCTAATTATAAAAAACAAATGGAAGTGCAATTGCCTTTTACTGTTACTAACACAATGGCTCAAAGATTAGGAAGAATTGCGTTAAAAAGTCAAAGACAAACAACATCAATAACTTTATTAACAAGTCTTAAATTTATGAGATTACAACCTAATGATTGGGTTTATGTAACAAACACTAGATTAGATTATTCACAAAAAGTGTTTGAAGTTATATCTACTAATATGGAAGTTATTTCAGATGATGATGTTCCTATTTTAGCAACTAGATTAGAACTCAAAGAAGTAGCATCAAGCGTGTTTGATTTTGCAACAAATGATTACACAACAGGACAATCAGAAGGAAGTGATGTAGGAACTGGTGATTACAGTGTGACTGCACCAACAAATCTCTCTCTAGCACAACAGAACGCAATTGACGGCACGACCAGTAAGGTAGACATACTCGTTAACTGGACAAACAACGCTAGTGATAAAGTAACGCTAACAGAAATCACTTATAAACTAAGTACTGATAGCAACTACACCTCTGATTTCACAGCAGGTAAAGGAGTTAATAAGGCATCTATTCCTAATGTAGTGGTTGGTAGCACCTACAATGTAAAGATAAGACATATAGATGTAAATGGTGTGGCAAGTTCTTATACTAGTGCAGTAAATATTACAATTGCTGCAGCTTCAACTGCACCATCAACACCTACAAACCTATCAGCATCATCAAGTAAAGGTCAAATACTTGTTTCTTGGACTAACCCTAATAATACCGACTTAAGGGCAGTAAAGGTATACAGAAAAACAGTAGACTCAACACCCACAAATGATGATGACTTGGTAGACACTCTTACAGGTGAGCCTAACGCAGTAACAACAACAGTCTTTGGAGATCAAGACGGACTTACAGCAGGAACTACTTACTTCTTTTGGGTAAGGGCAATAAACCATTCAGGGCAACACTCAAGTTTTAGCAGTTCTGTGAGTGGTAATTTTGCTGCAGCAGGTGTTGCTGATGGTTCTATCACAACTCTTAAACTTGCAGCAGAAGCAGTCACTAACGCAAAAATAGCTGTAGATGCTATACAGGGTGATGTTATTGCAGCAGGAGCAATAACAGAAGCTAAACTTGGAACTGATGCCGTTACTTCAGCTAAGATTGCAGACAATGCAGTAACATCAGCAAGAATAGCTGCAGATGCTATCACTACTGCAAAGATTGCAGATGATGCTGTAACGAATGCACTTATAGCAACAGATGCAGTTAATCAAGACTCTATTGCAGCAAACGCAGTTACAGCAACGCAGATAGTTGCAGGAACTATTACTGCTAGTGAGATTGCATCAAACGCTATAACAACAGCAAAGATTGCAACTGGTGCAATAACAGCAGGTAAAATAGGAGCAGGAGAAATAACTGCAACGCAGATAGCTTCTGATACTATCACAGCTAATCAAATAGCTTCTGATGCAATTACAGCAAATGAACTAGCAGCAAACTCTGTGACCGCAGCAAAAATAACAGCTAACACAATTACAGCTTCAGAGATTGCAGCCAACACCCTTACAGCGACTGAAATTGCAGCAGGTGCAATAGCAACAGATCAATTGGCAGCAGATGCAGTAACGGCAGCAAAGATAGTGGGTGGAACTATTACAGCCACAGAGATAGCATCTAATACTATTACTGGTGATAGAATTAATGTTGACACTTTAGATGTAAAACATTTTGCCGATGTAAGTGCAGATATAATTAATCAAACAAGTGGTACAGTTCCTTTAGCTGTTTACAGTAGTGCAAGTCAATTTGATGGTAGCTTTCCTGGTGACCAACAAAATAATACTGAAACAACTTTTTTACCTATTACAGTAAATAATGTAAGGAATGGTGCAACATATCAAGTTTTATATAGTGCTGTTTTAGGTGATACAAGACAAGGTAAAATACAATATTGCTTTGATTCTAGTTTTTCAAGTAATGTGACAACTTTATCACCAGTTGTTTCTAGTGATGCAGGAACATTTAGAACCTATGTATTTATGTGGCAAGGAACTATTAGTGGTCTATCAAGCAGTCAAGAAACTGTTTTTTGGAGAATTAATTGGATTGGTGGCACACACAACAGTTCATATCAAAGTATGTATGTCTATATGGATAATACAACATGATTGATTATACAATTTACAACACTAGCACAGGCTTAATACACACTACTGGTACAAGTGGTTGTGATAGCGTAAATGATATAGTTTTGAATAGTGGCGATAGTATTATTGAAGGTATTTACAAACAAGATGCATACAAGATTATTAGTGGCACTCCACAAGCATATACACCTAACTTCTTAAATAGACTTAGAAAAAAAAGAGATTATCTTCTACAACAATGTGATTGGACACAAGGTAATGATAGTCCTTTATCAACTTCAAAAAAAACAGAATGGGTAACTTATAGACAAGCTTTAAGGGACTTACCTGCTAACAATTCTAGTGCAACCAGTTTTAATGATGTAACATTTCCAACAGAACCAACATAACAGGAGTAAATTATGGATAATATGGGTAGTGGTCGTTTTGGTGGCGACATGGATAGAAACGAAGTAGAAATGGACTTAAACAAGTTCATGGCTATGATTCAAGAAATAGGTGAACTAAAAGATAAGATCAGAGAACTAGAAGATGTAACAAATGTTAATCCACATCAAAAATGGATCCATTTAGCACAAGCTGTAGACTCATGGCGTATTTTTCCAAGAGCATTCTTAACTGTTTATATAATTCTACTTTATACAACTGTTATGTGGTTTATGGGTTTAGATGAACCAAGCTTTGAACAATCAGGTCTTATATCGGTAGTTGTCGGTGCAGGTGCAGCATGGTTTGGTTTATATGCTGGTACTTCAGGAGCATCTAAGAGTTTTAAAGGCGAAGGCAGTAGCGAATAATGGAAGCATTTGACCTTATAGAAAAGGTCGGACTACCCATAGCTAGTGGTTTAGTTATGGGTTATTTTATATTTCTTATAATGAAACAAATGATGACTGGTCTGGTCAATAAAATAAAAACAGTAGAAGGAATAGCCAAGATGCTTATCACAAGAGCATCAATAATGAATAACGATATGATTCGCATTGATACAAGTGTATCTAGTGCTTTAAATTTAGCACCTGACCTAGATAGAATAGCAAGAGCAGAAAACTTTGTAGAAGATGGGAAGATAGATGCAAGGCGAGATTAATGGACATTGTTCTTCTAATAGAAAAGTTTGGATTCACAACAGTCATGGTTGTTGGTCTTGGTTATTTTGTTTATTATGTTTGGATAACAATTACTAAAACTGTAGAACCTGCAGTATCAGAAATGCAAAAGACAATAATAAGGTTAACTGACCAACTTCGCCTACTAGATCAAGATATGATACGATTACAACAGAAAGTTAATACAATCTTAGAACTAAGAGAGAGTGAAACTTATGGAAAAGAAAAAAAGAGGAAGACCAAGTAAAGCTGATATAGAAAAAAAACAAAAATTGGCAGAACGAAATGTTATTTATAAAGTTGTAGCTGTAATTGCATTAATGTTATTTATTGGGATTTTTTGTCAGAACCTTTGGTCAGATCAAATAACATTTAAATTTAAATCACCATCTTTTAATGGTGTAGGCACAAGTTCTCACTATCTTACGATAGATTCACAAACGCACACTCGTGAAATGACCATAAAAGAAGAACTAAAAGCACTGCAAGACCAAATAAAAAGAGACAAAGAGAACACCACATTAGCACGATTTATCAGAAGCCTTGAATCAAGAATCTATGCAAAAATAGCACAACAAATTGTCAATAATATGTTTGGTGAAACTCAACAAACAGAAGGAAGTTTTGAATTAGAAGGTAATATAATATCTTACAAAATAGAAGATGGAATGATAACACTAATAGTCGTAGATGCAAATAATAATGAAACAATCATACAGCTACCTCTTGGTGACTTTAGTTTTTAGTTCTTGCAGTTTATTAGACATATCAGATGATACCTATAACGCTAGATTTCCAAGTAAGGATTTAGATAAACCACAAGATTTACTATCTAGTGAAGCACTTAGAAGCGTATCAAAACCTGCTGTAAAACCAGTAGTTGCAGTCTATGGTAACTCTTTTACAGATCAAACTGGACAACGAAAAAGCAATAGTGAGTTTGCATTGTTTTCCACAGCTTTGACACAAGCACCCGAAAACCTGTTAATAAAAGCACTTAAAGAAACAGCAGAGGGTAATTTTTGGATTGTTGTTGAAAGAGTTGGTTTTGATAACCTCGTAAAAGAAAGGCAGCTTATTAGAAGCACAAGAGAGCAATTGCTAGATGCAGATGGTAATAAAATAGATTCATCACTTATGCCTTTGCTTTTTGCAGGTGTATTGATGCAAGGTGCAATAGTTTCATATGAAACAAATCTTACTTCAGGTGGTATTGGTGCTAGATATTTAGGCATTGGCACATCAGAAATATATAGAACTGATAATGTAACAATCTCTCTTAGAATGATTAGCGTAAACACAGGTGAAATACTTATAGAAAAAACTAAAACTAAAACAATTTACAGTCATGGTTCAGCACAAGATGTTTTTAAATTTATTGAAGCTGGAACGGAATTAGTAGAGATAGAAATGGGAAGAGCAGAGAATGAGAGTGGCACGATTGCTTTACAAAAAGCAATAGAAAGTGCATTATTAGATATTGTAAATATCGGTTATCAACGAGGGTATTGGAAATATGAGTAAATATTTTTTATATTCGTTGTTTCTTATCAGTTTTGTTGCAGTTGCATCGGACAACGAAATCTATGTAAGTCAATCTGCAGGTAATAGTTCTAATATTGATTTAGAACAAGTTGCAGGTAGCGGTAATATAATTGGTGGTTTAAATTCAACAGCAGGTAGTCTTAGTGCTTTTGCTATCACAGGTAATTCACAAACTATAGACATTAATCAAATAGGAAGTCTCAATAAATTTCTAGGTGGTATAGTTGCAGATTCATACACTGGTTTTTTTGAGTTTACTGGTTCAAGTAATACTTTTAATATGCAAACTGACCCTACAAATACTTATAGTGCTGACACTTCAGATGTAAATGTGCAGGTAACAGGAGGTTCTAATACATTTACACTTAATCAAGCAACAAGTGCTATTGCATCAACATTAGATTTAGATTGGATTATCAATGGCTCAAACAATGCTATAACATCAAATATTAATTATGATTTAGGAACTAACTATATGGATATAGATGGTTCAGATAACACCATCAACTTTACAGGTAGTGGTTATCAAGGCGGTTACTTTTATTTAGATCACACAGGTGGTTCAAGAACATTTAACATTACACAATCAAGTACATTAGATAATGACTGGCTTAAAATCATATCAAATGGGAATAATGGTACTGTTTGCATCATTCAAAATGATGCTAGTGGCACAAGCACTTCCTGCTGATATTGGAGACATTTCTGAACTAAATGGTCTAGCACAAATTGTTAGAGATGCAGAAGTAAACACTGCTAAATTAAAATTAGGCATACAAACCAATGATGAAGCTGTAACAACCAATGGTCGTATGGCTATAACTTTTCTTGATGCATCAACTGTAAAACTTACTGAACATAGTCAATTACTGATTGATGAATATATTTATGATCCTGACCCCAGTAAATCAAAAATGGCTCTTACCTTTGCACTTGGCACGACAAGATTTATTACAGGGAATCTTAATCGCATAGACAAACAAAATATAAAACTAAAAACACCAACTGCTAATATAGCGATTCGTGGAACTGACTTTACTGCAACAGTTGATGAATTAGGCAGAAGTTTAATTATATTACTTCCTGATGCTCTAGGTCTTTCTAGTGGTGAAATAGAAGTTGTCACTGCCACAGGTAGTGTCATACTAAATAAACCATTTGAAGCCACAACTGTAAGTGTCTTTGAATCATCACCAAGTAAACCAGCAATTTTAGATTTGACCTTAAATGATATTAATAATTTACTTATTGTTACGCCACCTGAAGAAAAAGAAATTATAGAAGAAGTCGTATATACCAATGCATCTGATGGTATTCTTGATTTTAATGGTCTTGACTATGACCCTTTATCTGAAGATTTTTTAAAAGATGATGATTTAGAATTTACAGAACTAGATATAGATTATCTTGCAGATGGTAATTTTCTTGAAGATGTTTTAGATGTATTAGATGCTTTAGCAGTTAAAGAAGAAGAAGATCAATTACAACTTGCATCTTCATTAAACATTACAGGTACAAAAGTTGGACAAGACACAGAAACGGGCATCATTACTTTAGTGCAAGGCGAAGTTATAAAAATGCAAAGAATATCTAATCAGGCAAATGTGCAACTAGATTTAGAAACAGATGGTTCTTATACAGTCATTTTAGTGCAAAATGGTGTGTCTCGTGTTGTGAAAATCAATGGTGGTAGTAGCAATGTTATAACGATAAGGCAAGAATCATGAAACATAAAATATTTATATGTTTATTGCTTTTATTATCACTACCACTAATATTTCAAAGTACACCGACAGAATTAATTAAATTAAGAACATTTGATAAGTTTGTTAAGGATTACGAACCTTCAGGTAATTTTGTCATACTAAATATTACAGAAGAAGATGTAGAAAGAGAGGGTGGATATCCTTTTCCAAGAAGAAGACTAGCAGAAATACAAGTTGATCTCATAAACAATGGTGCTATAGGTGTTGGTTGGGTTATATCTTTCCCACAAGCAGATAGATTTGGTGGTGATCAAACCTTTGCAACTACGCTAGGATATGCTCCATCTGTCATAGCTATGTTTGAAGATGGCAAAGGTAAATATCCAAAAACCACAGGAACAGTGATAAAAGGTGATGATATTGGTGGTATAGTATCTTTGGGAGTTAAGGAAAACCTGAACACCTTATCAGAAAATACATTGCAGGGTTTAGCCATTGCTCCCACTGAAATAGATCAACTTGTAAGAAGAATTCCTTTACTTGTAAGAACACCCAACAATGATTGGATTCCTAGTTTTGGCACACAGATATATAAAGCCTTGTTTGATGTTAAAACTTACATTATAAAAACTAATGATAATGGTATAGAAGAAATATCAATTAGAGGAATACCACCAGTCAAAACAGATAGTCTAGGTCGTAAATGGATAAGCTGGGTAAATACACCACAAACTAATCTAAAAGAAATGAATGTTGCAGGTAAGTTTGTGTTTGTAGGTGTAACTGCCAACGGGGTTATGCCGCAAGTGGCGACAAGCGTTGGTTTATTAGAGCCACATAAAATCCAAGCAGCACTTGCAGAATCAATACTTATACAAAACAGTCCTTATATACCTGACTATGCTATTGCTCTTGAAATAGCTATATTTTTAGTTTCTGTGACTCTTATATGGCTTGTATTGATACGATTAGGCATAACATATGGAATTATATTAGGATTAGGTATAATGGCTTCTACAGGCTCTCTTGGGTACTATCTAATACAAAAAAGTTTGCTAATTGATGTTACTTGGTCATTGATATCACAGTTTATTGCAGGAACAACAGCTTTTTATTTAAGATTTAGAGAACAATACAAGCTTAGACAACAAATAAAGAAACAATTTGAGCATTATTTAGACCCAAGACAAGTAAAAAGACTACAAGATAACCCTGAATTGCTTAAACTAGGTGGTGAGAAGCGTTATTGCACTTTTTTATTCAGTGATGTAAGAGGATTCACCTCATTATCAGAAAAATTAGAGCCTGAACAAGTAACCTATATTATGAATAAGTGTTTGACTGCACAACAAACATCAGTACAAAAGTATGGTGGTATGGTTGATAAGTATATTGGTGATGCAATGATGGCAATATTCAATGCACCACTTGATTTAGACAAACATGAAGAGAAAGCTTTGTTATGTGCTTTAGATATACAAAATAATATGCGTGTTTTAAATAAAGAATTAAAAAAACAAGGTATAAATCCTGTGCAAATTGGCATTGGTATCAATACAGGATATGCAGTTGTAGGTAATATGGGTTCAGAATCAAGGTTTGACTACACAGCAATAGGTGATGCAGTAAATGTTGCAGCTAGATTAGAATCAGGCACAAAAGGAGCAGGTGTAGATTTGTTAATTGGTCAAGCAACAGAAAATGCTATAGAATTTGATCTAATACCATTAGAACCTATAGAAGCTAAAGGTAAAAAAGACAAGTTACAGGTGTACACATGGAATTAAACAAGTTAATTGACTGGATTAAAAGTTTATTTACCACTAGATACAAAGTTACTGTGTCATTTAATAAAGAATATGGCGATTCAGATGATAAAACATATATATCAAAAAAAATTTTAGTGCAAAAAGAAAAACACCTAAAATTTCGTGATGAAAACAACAAGTTAATAGAATATAGAAGTGCATCAGGTCTTAATTACATAATAGAGGATATTTAATGCAACAAATCTTAATGGGTATTATTTTAGTGTTAAGTTTTGGTAGCTATTGGCTATATCAAGAGAATCTTACGCTAAAAGCAAATAATAAAGCGTTAGAAGGTGCAATTGCAACACAAGAAGAAACAATAAAATCAATACAAGAAGATTTTAAATTACAAACACAACAAATGAACGAATTATCTTTGAAAAGCCAAGCTGCACAAAGAGAATTAAATAGATATACACAGTTTATACAAAATTATGAACTATCTGCAAAGATACTTGCAGACCCAATAGAAATGCAAAGGAAAATAAATAATGGAACGAAGCATATCATGGAAAACATTGAACAGATCAGCAGTGATGTTGATAATCTTGATGATGGTCTCCAATTGCAGTCTGATACCAACTAGAGAAATAAAAGTATCAGCAAAACCAATTGAAAGGAAGATAGTGCAACCTGTAATGCCTAGAGAGATTGATTTACAAGAACCAATGTGGATTGTAGTGACACCTGATAACTACAAAGAGCAATTAGCGTTTATAGAAGAACAAGAAGGCGAGTTAGTATTTTTAGCTATGACAATACCTGATTACGAAGTTATGTCTTATAACATGCAAGAGATCAAACGATATATAACAGAACTTAAAGATGTAGTGGTTTACTATAGAAAAGTAACAATTGACAAAGAAGCAGAATAATCTGCTAGAATTAGGACTTCTAAATTTAAAAGGAGGTTTTTATGTTTGGAATGATTGGTGAATGGTTAGGAATAATCACAGGAGTTGTTTGTGCAGCTTCAATAGTATGTGCATTAACTCCTACACCTAAAGATGATGCCATGATTGGAAAGTTATACAAAATACTTGAATTATGTGCATTAAACATATGGAAGGCTAAACAGTAGTTATGTCTGACAGCGTTACACCATTTGTCTATAACGCAATACTAGACAGGGTAGTAGATGGAGATACCATAGATGTAGTGCTGGATTTAGGTTTTGATGTAAAACTTCACAAGCAAAGAGTAAGACTTGCAGGTATTGATACTCCTGAATCAAGAACTAGAAACCTAAAAGAAAAAGCTTTAGGTCTTAAAGCAAAAGAAAGATTAATAGAACTTTGTGTTGGTAAATTTAAAATACAATCATTAGGAAAAGGTAAATATGGCAGAATCTTGGGTATTCCGTTTACAGAAGATAGTAAAAGCATTTGTCAAATTCTTATTGATGAAGGACACGCAGTTGAATATTGGGGTGGCACTAAAACAGCTAAAGTCAGAGATGATGGAAGTTGGGGAGAATAATATGGAAATATCACAAGAAGGTATAAGTTTAATAAAAAAGTTTGAAGGTTGTGAACTTAAAGCATATCGGTGTGCTGCAGGTGTTCCTACAATTGGATATGGCTCAACTCATGGCGTAACAATGGATATGGAAATATCACAAGAAAGAGCAGAAATGCTTTTAATTGAAGATATTGCTGAATATGAACAAGCAGTCAATGAGTTAGTAGAGTTACCTTTGAAACAAAATGAATTTGATGCATTAGTAGCTTGGACATTTAATTTAGGTGCAACAAATCTAAAAAACTCTACTTTACTTAAAGTTTTAAACAGCACACACAAAGATTGGAATGATGTTCCAGCACAAATAAAAAGATGGAATAAAGCAGGTGGTAAAGTTTTACAAGGTTTAATAAGAAGAAGGGAAGCTGAAGCCTTATTATTTGAAGGTAAAGATTGGAGTCATGTTTAATTCAAGATATGAACCAATGATTTATTTTGCATTTGCTGTTATAACTTTATATTTAATAACTCAATGGCTCTAAGTAAAACACAAACCAAAAGACTAGGTGGTATTCTGAATATTATGTTTGGTGATTCAATACCTAGTGATCATTTGACAGAACTAATTACACAAGGATATATCAAGTTAGATGGCAATGACTATAATCTCACTGACAAAGGATTAGATGAAAAAAATCGGTTATGTACTTTGGCAGGTCTAAATATCATGTATCAATCTGAGAAAAGTAAGGATTGATATACTAGTTTGGTCAACATCGTATAAAAATCCTTACCTTTAGGAGGAAACAGTAGTTTATAGTGATACTAGCACTTTTTATTTGATTTTTTCTTTTCTTTAAACTTATTCAATTCTAAATTTAATAAAAACAAAGCATCTTGCTTAGACTTCAAATAATCTTTTGCTTCTTCATATTCTTTTGTTGCTTCTGCAATTTGTTCTTTTAACATACTAATTGACAAATACTTTGCCCTCAAATTTTTTATATCCCCACATTTTTTGAAATACTGATTCAGCTTCATCTTGTGACAACTTTGGTTCTTTGTAACATTCTCTTTCCATAGAGTTAGCACAATACCAACGATCAAAGTTGTTTCTGTATGAATCCTTATCGTTATATACAAAGTCTTCTAAATACATAATTCACCCCTTTTTGTATTATTATACAGCTTTTTTATCAATTCTTTCATCTATTTTAAGTGTGTAATCTTTTGTAATAGTGCCTAATTTTTTATTACCACGCCAATGTGATCTTCTCCAAACATAGCCATCTTTTGAATTTTTTCCTGATGAACGCATCAAATGACCTCTGACAAGATGATGTCTTTTTTTATGTGTAGGTGTGTTAGCTTCATTGCTTACTTCATCAGGTATGTTGACTGTAACCATATAATGTTCAAATGGTGGTTTCCATGTTGGTTTTATGCCGATAGGTCTGTTTGCATCATATGGTGTTTTATTTGGTTGTAATCCTTTTCTTTTAAGTGTATTAACACAAAACTCTTTAAATTCAGGGTGACTATATATGGACATATGAATCAAAGCTTGTCTCATCACAGTCCACATTGCCACATGAGAACCTAAATAACCACCTTGTTTTGTATATTCAACTGATCTTTTTGTAACTTTAGACATACTTCTTTTGTCATTAGTATCCCAAAACAAATCTATACCATTGATTGGTGGTACTGAATGAGGAGTTAGAATATTAAGAAACCATGCGTAAAGACTGTCTTCAAAACCTTCAATTTTATGCATTATGAGTGGATTAATATTTGTAAGGTCTGCAATTTTAATACCACATGGAAAAAATACTGGCATAGGTATATGTATTACTCTATTACCAGTTACAGCATCAATAA